TTAAAGAATGTACAGATCTGCCGTATATAAAATATGGCAGTAGGATCTGCGTCTTCACGCAGACCTCCGGTATCGGTGAAAACTCGCTTCGTCAACCCTTGCAAGAAGCAAGGTAAGACAGATTTTCCATGGGGAATCTTTCGAAACCTTTTGGTAATCCAAGGAAGCGCCTGGCCTTCCTCGAGGCTCTCTTCGAGCCACGATGAAAAGTCAGGGAGGGTAATCGTCAAAAACGATAACCCTTCGTTTTCAAAACGAGACTGGATAGTAACCCAGTCACGATCTGTGCTGACATCGTTTTGCAACGATGCGTCATGCAGAAGTGATTTGAGGATTTTCAGGCTTTTCATGTTACTCTCCATTGGAGGGAAACAGTCCTGCCTGATTATAGCCTCTGCGCACGTATGAATATGCAATCCCGTCGCCCTAAGGGCGACGGGAAGCGCAATGACCCCTCATAGCGAATCGAGGGACCAGTGCTCTTTAAGCATATCAAGGACCGCATTAGCCTCGGCATAGAAACCGAGGGTAATAAGGACCGCATACACGCAGATAAATGCGACCGCCACACGAATAACCATGATAAGGGCCTTTACAGTCTTACGACTCAAGGCCCAGGAATTTATCCTGGTTAGCGCTCACGCCGATGAAGGCACACACGCCCGAAATCGTCGCTTTCAGCTGGGCATTAGTAAACCCAGCGATAGGACGATTGAGGACGAGGTATGCCGCATGCGACACGAGTGACGTCAGCCCCGTGGACGGATCCGTATACGTAGTATACGAATCCACACGGAATGTGCTACGAGTCCGACTACCTTTCACATGAGAGATAGTCAGTTTCGTAAGCCCATCGCTAGTCTGGTAGACACCCTGATAGGGTGCCGACCGATCGACAGCGGCGACGGATGTGGCCGTACCGCCAGAAGGCGTTACGGTGGCCCCGATAGCAATCGAGGTCGGGTCAGCAAAAGCCATCTCAGATCCTTCTTGTTGGCCACGCTTAGGTTAAAACTTGGAGCGTGACAGACCAAGAGCTGCCAGGATTCCTAGTTGAATCGAGTTAAACCCGGTCCAATCTAGGCCAAATCCATAAGGACTTGCAGGTACGCGTTGCTTCGTTTCTAAATGAAGCTCCGCGCTTGCGGTCAGGTAGCTATAGGGCAAGCTTGAAACAGGTACATTGGTACGATCTCCAAAGTACACTGCCCCAGTACCGACAGTCTTATATATGCGCTTTTGATGCGACATAATATAAGCGTAGTCGGCAACCTGGGCAAACTCCGACATTAATGTCGCGTTTGACACGCTTGGGCCAGCAGCAGAGAACCAATCAACAAGCCACGTCCAGGGAATTACCTTGTACAAGATATTCAAGTCAGGGTAAAGCCCAAGTAGCTTTGGTTTCAATGATCGATCCCAGCCATCTCCAAAGAGCTGATCCTGTGGGATGTGAAAACGAAACTGGCCTTCAAACCAGATCGTAGTCGCATCAAACCGGGTAGCTCGGAAATAGCCAGTGTTCGAAGCATCGAAAGCATCGCCACCGACGAAACTCTGAAGCCCAAATCCTTTACTGTCCGTAAGGACAGTTTCGAATGAGGAGTTCACGAGCGTCTTCCGCTTATGAATTTTAGAGTGGTTATTCTGGATGAGAAAGGACCGTTTCTGGTCAAGGCTATCTCCAAGGTTGAGAATACCTTTGAGATCGTCATAGACTGGTTTCCAGCCGAATTCCCAATTCAGAAATTGTTCACCCCAAAACTTGGGACTACGCCCCTTCCAATAGTTCCCCTTAAAGAGCGAGAGGAATTCCTTAGTGCTTTTAAGCATGTCAGGAACGTCTTTCAACTCAATGAGAGAAACTCCGAGGTTTAAATTCGGTTTAACTGGAAGTGACTGATTCCACCCCTTCACTCCATAGCCCGACAGATCCAAAGGGATCGGTGGGACTAGAGGAGTAAAGTCGGTATGAATGTCTACGAAGGCTCTGCCTTTGTAGTCATGCACGGTGAAGCCGTTGATCTTGTAAAAACGATCAATATCCTGTGACAACGAATAGTTATAAAACGTTCGTTGCATAGAAAATGGCCCACCCGACCGATAAGGAGGTCCGGCGTGAACTTCGTCAACACACGTGGCGTTATTGATCTTTGGGGTAGGACCGTATCCTGTACCAGGAGACGATCCGTCTACGACTCCACGACGGAGACATAGACCCTCATCGACCCAATAACGAGTTGTGCGTGTACGCATCACAGCGAACCTTTCCTGTCAGCATAGAGAGTAGCGCCCGCGAGG